TGCGGATAGAGTTATTCATATTTTCAAACAAGCTCGTCCTGGACAAACTCGTGGCGAGCCTTGGTTAACGCCAGCAATACCAGCGATCAAGCAATTAGGAGCTTTTCGGGAAGCCGCAGTCATAAATGCGCGTGTTGGCGCGTCAAAAATGGGATTTTTTAAGATCCAGGGTGAAAATGGCTTCATTGCTGACGATTACGAAGATTCAGCGCCTATTATTTCGGCAGAACCAGGATCTTTTCATACCCTTCCAGCGGGAGTCGACTTCACAGCCTTCGAGCCTGCGTTCCCGTCCAACGAATTTGACGCGTTTCATAAGGCTATTTTGCGGGGTATTGCCAGCGGTTTAGGCGTTTCATATACGTCACTTTCCAATGATTTAGAAGCTACGAGCTACTCTTCAATCAGGCAGGGAGCGCTGGAAGAGCGTGATTTTTATCGAAACATGACATCGTTCATGATTGAGCATTTTGTTCGCCCTGTTTTTGATTCCTGGCTTGGCGCTGCGATGGACATGAACTCGTTTGGCATCCCTTTGAGACAATATGAACGTTTTTCTAATGCTGCTGAATTCAGAGGCAGAGGATTTTCATGGGTAGATCCTCTTAAAGAGATGAATGCTAGCGTTGTTGGAATGAAAAACGGAATTCTTTCATTGAGCCACATCGCTGGGCAATATGGCATGGATGCGGAAGAGCTTCTCAGTCAAATCGCGAGAGATAAGCAGCTTGCTGATCAGTTTGGCGTTCAATACGCGATTGAGCCGTATGGATCTCAACGAGATACAGTGATTGAGGACGAAGATGGCTAGCTTTAAGCCAACAGGCGGAATGATTACAGAAGCTCAGAAGGGCCTTGATTGGCGCAAAGAGCATGGCAGAGGAGGTACAGCAGTAGGTATTGCGCGTGCAAGAGATATTGTCAATGGAAAACAACTGCCTGAAGACACCGTAAAAAGAATGTATTCTTATTTTTCCAGGCATGAAGTTGATAAAAAAGGTGAGGGATTTAGCCCTGGCGAGAAAGGATATCCATCGAATGGGCGGATCGCTTGGAGTTTGTGGGGCGGTGACGCTGGTTTTAGGTGGTCTAAAACAATCGTAGAACGATTAAAGAATGAAAAGGAAAATAAAAGGCCGTATCCAAACGAACATGCAGCCAGAATAGAAGATCCAAGCAAATATGACGAATTCAGAAGATTATCAGATGAATTTGGCGAAGGGATTGATATAATCGTTGGAATTAAGGACGAAAAATCTGAATTACAATCAATTAGATTTGATTCAGAAATATTTACGGCGGAACAAGCCAGGGAATGGCTAAACGAGCATGACTATGACGTCATCGAATTTGAACCAGCAATAGAGACAAAAGGTATGGAAAGACATATCGTAAATGTCGAAGAGACTGACGAGACTTTCATCGTGGAGTTTGCAAAAAATGAAATGGTTGAAGAAGTCGTTGAAGAATCTTCTGGACATCTTGAAGAAGAACGTCAAGAAGTTATGGACGAAGATTACGAAGCGATGAAAGAAGAGCTTGATCGAGCATCAGGTCCGGAATTGGTTTATCGGGCCATCCATATGGATAAAGGTCCAATTGATGAAGAGGGCAGGACAGCTATGATTGCTCTTTCGTCAGAAGAGCCTGTTGAGCGATCATTTGGAAATGAAGTTTTAGAACATAGTGCTGATGCGATTGATATGAGTTTCATCGCTTCAGGCAGAGCACCTTTGCTTTTGGATCACGATCCAAAACAGCAGATAGGTGTCGTTGAATCTGTTGAACTGGATGAAGAAACCCGCAGACTACGGGCTAAAGTGCGTTTTGGACGAAATGCACTAGCTTCTGAAGCGTTCATAGATGTTTGCGATGGAATTAAAGCCAACATCTCAGTCGGCTACTCTATCAACAGACTGGAGAAAAGAGATAAAGACACATATGTGGCTAAATCTTGGACTCCACTAGAGGCCAGCCTGGTTTCTATCCCAGCAGACGTGACAGTTGGCGTGGGACGATCTAGCGAGCCTCATCTTGAAACCAAAAATCCACACATAGAGGTGACTACCATGACAGAACAAGTATCTGTTGACGTCGCTGCCGTTCAGGATGAAGTTCGCAAAGCAGAACGAAAGAACGCGGCGGAAATTGTTGAGCTTGGTCGCAAGCACAACAAAGGCGATTTGGCTCAACGTGCCATCGCTGAAGGACGTTCAATTGAAGAATTCCGAGGAATCCTTCTGGACGAAATCAAGTCTAACGAAGCTCTTGTAAAACAAGACATCGGCATGACTGCAAGAGAAGTTAAGCGATTCAGCTTAGTTCGAGCAATCAATGCTCTGGCTAATCCGCATGATCGACGCGCTCAAGAAGCCGCTGCATTCGAATTCGAGTGCTCTCGTGCTGCATCTGAGCAGTATGGCAGGCCCGCACAAGGTGTGATGCTTCCTACTGACGTTCTGCGAAACTGGACGCGTGACTTAAACACCACGGACGACTCAAACGCTCTGACGGAAGATTTCCGTGGCGGTGAGTTCATTGACGTGCTTCGAAATCAGTCTTCAGTAATGCAAGCAGGCGCTCGCATTCTGAACGGCTTGCAAAGCGATGTGAAGATTCCTAAGAAAGCAACTGCCTCTGCTGCCGCTTGGTTGGCAACTGAGGGTGCAAACGTTGCTGAATCTGAGCCGACTTTTAGCCAGATTTCTCTGACTCCCAAGGATCTTGGGGCATTCACGGAAGTGACTCGAAGAATGATCGCTCAGAGCACCTTAGACATTGAGGCTCTGATCCGTGATGATCTTGCTCAAGCAATTGCTACAGCAATGGACTTGGCAGCGTTGGCAGGCTCTGGCTCATCAGGCCAGCCCACTGGTATCAAGAACACTTCTGGAATTAACACTGTTGATTTCGGCACTGCTCCTGATCTCATCCCGACGTTTGCTCAAGTTGTGGAAATGGAAACCAAAGTTGCTGAGGACAATGCGCTCCAAGGCAGCCTGGCATACATTCTCCCCGCTAGCATGTATGGCGCATTGAAGAGCGTAGAAAAAGCATCTAACACCGCACAATTCGTTGTCGAGCCTGGCGGTACGATGAATGGCTATCGAGCCATCGTATCTAACCAGTGCACCGCTGGCGATCTCTACTTTGGCGATTTCAGCCAGGTTTTGGTAGGGATGTGGGGAGGCTTAGATGTCCTCGTTGATCCATACACCAACAGCAAGTCAGGCACAGTCCTGATCCGCGCTATCCAGTCTATGGATGTTGCGGTAAGACATGCTGTAGCGTTCTGCCTCGGAAACGACGGCGGTAGCTAATAGCTAACGAGATAGAGGGAGTTTCGGCTCCCTCGATTCTTGGAGTTAAATATGCAATATCAAGTATTGAAAAGTTGCGTCATTCATGGCTCTGCAAAACGCCAGGGTACTATTTTGGAATTGACGGACGAAGAAGCAAAAGAATTGATGGGGATAGGTAGAGTTGCTCCTTATGAGCCTCCTAAATTTGAGAATCGATCTGTCGGTTTAGAGGATTCTGAGGAAGCGCCCAAAAAGCGTGGCAGGAAAAAGAAAATAGATGGTTGAAACAGCCGACGATAGATTGATCATGCTTTCCGATTTTGGAGTTGATTGTACATATACTCCAAGTGGAGGATCGCCATCGACTATCAAAACAATATTCTTGAACGAATATTATTCGGTTGACGCTGGCACAGTTGGGATGGAAATGAGTCAGCCAATTGCGGTGATTAGGACGGCAGATGCGCCTAATGTAGCTCATAATGATACGTTCGTTGTTAATTCAGTGACATATAAATCAGTGAATGTGCGTCCAGATGGAACCGGAATGACTGAAGTGGCGTTAGAACAACAATGACACACGTTAGGCAACAAATAAGAGAAAGAGTTGGCACTGTTGTCACTGGATTGAGCACGACTGGATCTAATGTTTTTCAGTCAAGAGTTTACCCGCTGCAAGACTCTAATCTTCCAGCATTGTTAGTTTATTCTACAACGGAAGATTCTGAAGCAGATGTGATTGGCACTGCACTTTCAACGAACAGGATCGTTAATATTGTTATTGAAGGATATGTCAAGGCAACAACTGATTTTGATGACACCGTTGATACTATTTGTGAGGAAGTCGAAACGGCTCTGGCAAACGACAGAACATTGAACGGACTTGCTAAATTTTCACAACTGACGGGCACGGAAATTAATTACAACGGGGAGGGTGAAACCCCTGTGGGTGTTGTTACTTTGACTTATCAAGTACAATACAGAACAGCAACCAACGCGCCAAATGTGGCGTTATAGGTGAGTTATGGAATTAGTAAGTCCAGACGGCAAAACTACGATTACTCCCCATCCCTCGAAGGTTCAATCAATGATTAACCTGGGATGGAAAGAAGTTTCCAAGGCGAAGGCAAAGCCCGCGCCAAAGAAAGAAGAGAAAACTGAAGAAGAGGTTGAATAATGGCTACACATATCGGACGTGATGGCATCGTTAAAGTCGGCTCCAATGCGGTAGCCGAATTACGATCTTTCTCCATCGAAGAAACTGGTGACACTGTCGAAGACACGGTAATGACGGACACGGCAAGGACTTTTATCCCGACGTTGACATCATTTACGGGTTCTGCGGACGTCTACTGGGACGAAACTAATACGACGGGCCAGGGCGCTTTAACTGTAGGCTCTAGTGTGACGATTGCATTTTATCCAGAAGGTGACGGTGGGGGAGATACTTACTACAGCGGGACTGCTATTGTCACTGGCGTAAGTCGATCAGCATCATTCGATGGCATGGTTGAAGCATCAATCACGCTACAAGGTTCTGGCGCGTTAACGTCAAGCACCGTCTAAGATGAGCATCTTAGAACAGGCGAAGAAGCATTATCAGGAAGTCCTGAGTACAGATCCTAAGCCAATCCAAATTCCTGAATGGGGCGGAACTTATTATGTCCGTCCCCAGATTTCCGTTAAGAAAAAGATGGAAATTCAGTCTAAATTGACTGGGGATAAGATGGATGAAGGACTTGCGTTGACGCTTATCTATTATCTGATAGATGGGCATGGCACTGAATGCTTCAAAAAAATGGAACTGGTTGAAATTGTTCGATCAGTAGATCCAGACGTTTTGATTCGCGTCGCTGGCGAAATTGCGGACATGCAACCAAAAGCGGAAGATTTATCGGGAAACTAAAAAACGATCATGTCCTATTCTTCTGCTACCAGCTAGCAGAGCACTTGCACAAGACGGTGAGTGAAATTATGGAAATGGATGTGATCGAGTTTGAAGGTTGGGTTGCATATTTTGAGGTGAAAGATGGCAACGCGTCCCGTTGAAATACCAATATCAGCACAAGACAAATTTAGCAAAACATTTGGTAGTGCTAACAAGGGTCTTAAATCTTTAGGCAATGCTGCAGCTCATACTGCTGTAAAAGTTGCCAAAATAGGGGTTGCATTTGCAACTGCTGGAGTTGCGGCTGCGGCAGCTTTGACTAAATCTTCAATGGATAGCATTGACGTTTTAGCAAAAACATCTGATCGATTAGGTATAGCAACCAATCAACTTGCTGGGCTTCAGCACGCAGCCTCATTAGCTGGGGTTGAAAACAAAACCTTAGAAAAATCCCTGCAAAACCTAGCCGTAGGCGTATCGGATGCCGCTGATGGAACTGGCGTGGCTAAAGATGCTCTGATTGAGCTTGGTTTGAATGCCAGAATATTAGAAAAATTGCCTTTAGATCAGCAAATGCTCGCTGTTGCTGATGCAATGAAAGAGGTTCAGAATCAAACTGACAAAGTCAGAATAGCCACTGATTTATTCGGAGCTAGGGGCGTTGCTGTCCTTAACATGATTGGGGGTGGTGCTGAGAATCTGCAAACCATGGCTGCGGAAGCAGAGCATCTAGGAATAGCAATTTCAAGGGTTGATGCTGCTCAGATAGAAGACGCAAATGATGCCGTCACTAGGGCCACAGGCGTTTTTTCTGGGTTGGGTAATCAGCTAGCGGTATCATTTAGTCCGCTAATCAAAACAGTCGCAGATGATTTTAGGCAGGCGGCGTTAGACAATGAAGATTTTGGAACGATAGGGCAAAGAGTAGTTCAAGCTCTTCTTGGCGCTTACGCAAAACTTGCTGATGGGCTGTTCATTATTCGCTTAGGTTTCAAAGATTTATCAGTCAAACTTCTTGAAGTAACGAAGATTATTCTGGAAAAGGTAGATCCAGTCTTCACTTATTTGGCCGAAAAATATAACAAGATGGCCAATGCGTTTGGAATGGATCTGATCGATGTTGGCAAAGTAACGCAAATGGTTGCCAACATGGATGGGGCAATTGCTTTAGGGCTTCAAGAAGCGGCAGATATGCTGAATCAGCCACTGCCAAGCGAAGGAATTAATGCATCGTTCCAAAACATAGTCACAGAGGCTCGGAGAACCGCTGAAAAAATAGCGGAAGAATCGCCTGGTAAAGTTATTACTGAGGCAATGATAGAAGGGCTAGATGAGGCACAGAAAAGACTGACGTTCTTCGAAGAGCAAGCTATTGCGGGAGAAAAGAAACGCAAAGAATTCACAATGATGTCTGCGACAGCTCAAACCAGCCACGTATTGGATGAACTTAGCAATCAATTCTCTGGAATCGCTCAGAATAACAAAAAACTATTCGCATTGAACAAAGCATTCCAGATTGCTCAAGCGATCATGCAAACCTATCAAGGTGCGACGCTGGCATTGTCTAGTTACCCACCACCGCTAAGTTTTGTGATGGCGGCAGCGCAGGTTGCATCTGGTTTAGGACAAGTAGCTCAAATCAAAGCACAGTCATTTGAAGGTGGTGGTTTCACTGGATTCGGCGCTAGGGCAGGTGGCCTTGATGGAAAAGGCGGCTTCATGGCTACGCTACATCCAGGGGAAGAAATCATAGATCATAAAAAAGGCGGCGGTTCTGGTATCACCATCATTAATAACGTAGATGCCCGAGGATCAGGCGCAGACGTTGACGTCAAGATTCAAGCGGCCATGCAAATAACGTCTCAAAAAACGGTTATGGCAGTGCAAGATCTTATGCAAAGAAGAAGACTCTGATGACGATATATACTTTTCCAGACATTACGCCTAGCACAAGCTCATGGGAGTTGGTAACAAATACTAAAAGTTTTTCCAGCCCTTTGACTGGAGCCGTTCAAACAACTATTCGAAAGGGTAGTTATTGGCGCGTCACGATGACGTTTAATAATTTAAGCGGTAATGATCGCTCGATCATGCAGGCGTATCTTGCGAAACTGAATGGCAAACTTCACAGAATGTTGCTCCACGATCATTCATTTACTCGCAGAGGCACTGGCACTGATACTGGATTGGTCGCAGCAGCGTCACAAACGGGAACCAGTTTGGCTTGCACGGGCGCACCAGTAAGTTATAACAATTATGCCTATGCTGGCGATTATATAAGAGTCAATAACGAGTTACATATGATCGTGAATGATTCTGCAAATTCAGAGGCAGACAATTACGACACCAACGCATCAGGCAATGTTACTTTTACAATTTCACCGCCGATTCGGACAACTACATCAGCGGGTGATCCAGTCGATTTAGTGGTGCCGGTTTCTGGCGTATTTATGCTTGATAGCCAGACATCCTGGGACACTCGGCCAGGCATTGTGAGCAATTTTACTATTGAAGCCTTCGAGGATATTTTGGCATGAGCCGTGGATTTTCTACGCAAATCAATAATGCACTTCAGGCTCAAGAAGTCCGACTTGTCACGTTCGCCAAACTCGAATTCCCGTCTGGGACTGTTTATGTTCACAACTCGATTGGAACATATACCTGGGGATCTCAAGATTGGGCAGGCGTGGGAGATTTAGGTTCTATTTCGAAAGTAGAAGAAGGCACTGACGTTAGCCCTTATTCAATAACTTTAACGTTATCTGGATTAGATTCAACGATATCTGGGGCGGCGTTGACAGAAGATTACTACATGCGCCCTGTGACGATATATATTGGGTTGCTCGATACCGACGATACCTTGCTCGAAGATCCAACTCAGATCTGGGCTGGGTTCATGGATCAAATGAATGTCACTGTCGGCGCTCCTGGCGGAGATGCAATTGAATTGATTGCTGAATCCGAGCTATCTAGATTCGACAAGTCTGCAAACCTGATGTACACGAACGTCGCGCAACAACAAAGATATTCTGGCGATTTATTCTTCAATCATATTCACAAGGTTCCAGACGCAAAAATTAACTGGGGCCAATCAGGGCCGAGTGGCAATATCACTGGCGGAGCGTCAGATAGCGTACCGAGGACACCAGGGCCTAGACGTCCTGGCATGAGATGAAAGTATTAATGGCGTTAAACAAATGGCAGCGCCAAGAATTTGATTATGGCACTGTCGATTGTTGTCAATTCGCAGGGTTTATTGTTAAAGAGTTGACTGGAAAAGACTACCTAATTGATTTCAATTATAATTCTGAAAAAGACGCTGAATCTATAATAAAAGGGTTTGGCGATCTTGAGGATACCGCTGCAAGCGTTTTAGGCGATCCAACAGATGATATTTCATCTCTGCAAGATGGAAGTCCGGTGATCGTGAAAACACCCCAGGGGCAGGTTATGGGCGTTAAATTGGGTGATACAGCGGTTTGTCTTGTAAAAAAAGGAATGATTAGAATTCCTTCAGAGCACATTGCGTCGGGCTGGAAATTATGGGCTGGATAATCCCCGCAGTAAAAGGCATTTTAATAGGAATCGGTTCAGCCGCTACGTTAGGCGCGGCGGGAACTGGTGCCTTTGCTTTAGCAATTGGAGCCGCTGTAGTAGTTGGCGGAACAATCGCTCTTACAAGATTATTCGAAATAGAAATGCCCAAAGTGGATACCGATAGATCTCGGCAAGCCACGGTAAAAGGCACCACAGAGCCTTACAAAATCATCTATGGCGAAACCCTAGTATCTGGTCCAATTGCTTTCTTGGGCGTAGCGGGCGCTGAGAATCAAGATTTATATCACGTCATCGCGCTGGCGGGACATGAAGTTAATGACATTACTGATATTTATTTCGACGCAGAAAGGATAACAGACGCGCAAATTAATGGTGGATCTTCCGCTGGTGGAAACGTCACCGCTGGACGTTTTGGGCCTCAGAATAGCGTAACCATCTGCGTAATCAACAAACATCTCGGCACTGCAAGTCAGGCCGCTGATTCAATGATGGTTGGCAGTTTCAGTAATTGGACGTCGGCTTATCAAGGTAAAGGCATTGCCTATATCGCAACCAAATGGAAGTTAAACGAAGACACCCAAGAGCTTTGGGACAAATACATGCCGAGAGACATCAAGGCAGTTGTCCAGGGTAAGAAACTTTATGATCCCCGTTTAGAATATGCCGCTGTTTCAACGTATGGGCAAGACATAACAAATGCCAGTTATATAGCTTATGGCGATAACCCCGCGCTCTGCCTTTTAGATTATCTGTTAAGCACAGATTATGGGATGGGGATCTCATCATCTAAAATTGACTGGAGCGCAGTAGTCACTGCCGCTGATGGTTGTGATGTTTCCGTTTCGGTTCCTGGCGGTTCTGAGTCCAGGTTTACCTGCAATGGCGTCTTGTTTGGCACTGATTCACACCGAACGAACATCGATAAAATTCTAAACTCGATGAATGGGCAATTGTCATATGTGAATGGCACATATGTCATGCGTGCTGGTATTTACGAAAGTCCGACTTTAAGCCTGGATGAAAATGATCTTATCGGCGGTTTATCAATTAAGACATCTTTAGAGCGGGGCGATAGATTTAACACGATCAAAGGATTGTTCATCGATCCTGATCAATCGTGGAAGTCATCTGAGTTTCCAAAAGTTCAACTAGCAGATGCTGTGACCAGGGATAACAACGAAATCTTGGAGACTGAGGTTCAGTTTCCGATGGTAAATAGTAGTTATCAAGCGCAGAGATTGGCTAACAAACTTATCCAGTTATCTGATCAGCAAAAAGTGGTTACGTTCCCCGCTAATTTGTCTGCAATGCGTGTAGCGGTTGGTGATCGAGTTCAGATATCAATCGATGAATTGAGTTGGAGCAATAAGATATTCCAATGCTTGGGATGGACATTTAGCGAAGAAGGTGGAATCAATCTGACGTTAAGAGAAGATTCATCCACATCTTACGCTGATCCCGCTGTGGGAGAGTATTCGACGATCACAGTGAATGGTGATGTGATCGATGCCTTCCGAGGCATTCCAAGTCCATCAGGGTTAAGCGCGACGGCAGGACTAAAAAACATCGAATTAGATTGGGTGAATCCGCCGAACAATAAAGACTTTGAGACTATTCATGTCTTCGCGAGCCCAAATCAAAATTTCTCATCAGCAGTAAAGATCGGAGAAACAGACGGCACGCAGTTTATTCACGATGCTTCAAATGGCACAGATTCTGTAAGTCCAACTGACACTCGCTACTACTGGGTTCGAGCAATTCGATACGTTGGAACCAGTGATGAAGCTCGATCTAATTTAGAACCGAACGCTGATCCAAACACCACAGTTTTCGCGACTGTAGGTTCTATAGAGTGGACGGACGTTGAGAATACTGCACTTGGAATTGATATTGATTTGGCAACAGACACGATATCAATTGATGGCGTAGATACAGCGACGAGCACGATGACGGGCCAAGAAGTTGCTCAGTCAGGGATTAGGCAGGAAATTGAATTAGATGGCGGCGGCATCGTCATGAATGTTGGCGGCGTCATCAAAACTATCAATAAAGATTCAGAAACTGATACAACGAATGGATTCTTCTTAGGCTATAACGGGACCGATTATACGTTTGCAGTCGGTGATGCAACGGAAAGCATGATTTGGGACGGAACCAATCTCTCTGTTACTGGTGCAATCACCGCCACATCTTTGACTTTAGGGGCA